TCCGGCCTGCGTGTTGCGGTCCAGGGAGCCGGCACCCTTGACGTGCTCTTCGCGCTGGCGGGCCATCTGCTCGGTGAGCCTGGCCAGCGTGTTGGCTACCGCGTCCTGCGCCTCCTCGAGGCCGAACGCCTTGCGGACACCCTCGTCGAGCTCGTCGAAGAGTTGGTCAAGCTTGGTCCGGGCGTCGTCGGCGCTGCGGCCCATAGTGTCCAGCGCGGTCTTGGACTCCTCGCCGATCACCTTGAACTTGCTGACCTCGCCGCCGTCGAGCAGCGCCAGCGGGCCGCCGGTGAAGCCGGCGATCTTACGGGTGAGGGCGTAGGACTCCGACAGGTAGCTGACCAGGAACCCGGCCGCCGCGACCGTTCCCTCGATGGCGATGAACGCGTCGTGCAGGCCGACGCTGATCGCCTCGGAATGCTCTCCTATCTCCTCGAACGTGAGCCCCAGCGACCGGCCCAGCGCCGGCAGGTCCTTGCCGAGGACGTCGAATACCGGGCCGGCGTCCTCCACCATGGAACGGATCCCGGGCAGCAGGCCCTTCGTGAAGCCGATGCCGGCGTCCACCAGCGGGTCGACCAGTTTCGCTGACGCCCGTAGCAGCCCCTCGACCTCCGGGCGCAGTTCGCCGCGCCAGGCCTTACGGAACCGGGCGATGCCGTCCAGCGACGGGTCGATGAACGTCTTCTGGATGATCGCCTTGAAGTCGCTGGTGACGTCGGCGCCGAACTCCTTCGCGGCGGCCTTGACCCGCGGGTCGGTGAACGCACCGGCGATGCCCACCCCGACACCGCCGGCCCCGGCGCCGCCCACCAGCGCCGCGCCGACCACCGAGCCGATCAGGGGCGCCGCCGCGGACGCTCCGGCGACCAGCGCCAGCGTCAGCGGGGAGCCGACTGCCCGGGAGAACAGGCCGGCGAACGCCGCACCCGACTTGGCACCAGCTCCCGCCGCCCCGGCGCCGACGGCCGCCACCTTGGCCATCTTGCGAGCGGCCTCATCGGCCTCGTCGCCGACGTCGTCCAGTTCCCGGCGCACCGCGCGGAGTTTGGCCAGGGTCCGTTTCTCGTCGCCGAACGCCTTCTCCAGGTCGGCCCGCTTGACCTCGTCGGTGGCCCGCACGATCTCCCGGGCCAACTCCTTGACCTTGCGGCCGGTGGCCTCAAGCTTCCGGTCGAGCACCGCGGCGTCGGACGCGGTGTCCTTCAACTCGTCGCCGAGCTTGCCGACCTTGTCGTCGAGTTTGCCGACCGCCCCGGCGGCGTGGACGAGGCCTTTCTCGTCGACCGCGGTGACGACGTTCAGCTTGATGTCTCGGGGCACGTCCTACCTCCCCGGGAGCTTTCCTTCACGCCAGGCGTCGACCCGCGCTTTCATGGCCAGCCACAGGTCGTGGGGCAGGTCTTCCAGCTCGTCCCAGCGCACCGATCCGAACAGCATCATCATGTCGGCGGCGTACTCGGCTACGAGGTCTGCGAGGTCTCCATCGGCGAAGGGGTCGCTTTTCCCTGGGCCTCGTCGTCGTAGCGGACCTGCAGGCCGCGCTCGTCGTATTCGAGGTCTTCCCAGGCGACGGTCACGCCGTGGCTTCGCAGGCACAGCCAGATGAGGGCGTCCCACGCCAACTGCTCGTACGGGCCCCGTTTGACGACGAGCATCCCGTCGTCGCCGATCTTCTTCTGCCCGTCGGCGTCGTACTCGTAGACAAACGCGCCGTTCTCGACGATCTGCCTACCGCGCAACGCCTGCGACCAGTCTTCCCGGTTCGGGTAGCCGACCTGCTGCAGGAAGATGGAGTCGCGGACCCTCATCCGCAGCAGGTCGAACTCCAGCCACTCCTCGGTGATGTCGAAACGTTTGCGGTCCTGTTCGGACAGTTGGATCCGCACGGTTGTGGCTCCTTGCTATCGTGGGGACCTTCAGGGCTCGGCGAGGCTTGGCGTGGCTCGGCACGGCTCGGCAGGGTCGGGCACGGCGGGGTCGGGCGGGGCACGGCTCGGCTAGGCGCGGCATGGGGTTTGGTGAGCGCGGCTGGACTAGGCGGTCTAGCCGCGCTCGATCTTTCGAGCCACGTCGTCGACGGCCTTCTCAACCTCGCGGCGGTAGTCCCCGAGGTGCGGGCGAATGACGGGCCACCAACTGTCCTCAATGGACTGTGAAGCCCAGGCGCCGCGGTTGCCCATGATGGGATGCCGGAACGGGCTCGCCCCGGCGAACTTGGGGATCAGCGCCCGGATCCGCACGGGCACCCGGTCCTCCCGCAGCACCAGCTGGGCACGGGGATCGGATCCGCTGGTGCGCACCTGCCCTTCGATGGCGCGGGCCATCGGCCGTCGCAGACCTTTGGACGGGATGACGTCGGTGAACCTGCGTTTGGCGCCGGGCTTGCGCATGCCGCGGATCCGCGCGGTTTCGAAGGCCCGCTTGAGCCGGCGCACCATCGGCTCGTTGGCGTCCTTCAACGCTTGGATCAGCTCGGCGCGCAGGTCCTTGTCCGCCGCGCGGCGCAGGTCACGCGACAGCTCGCGTAGCTCGCCCTGGCCGCGCAGACGGAACTTCAGCACTCAGCCGACCTTGGTGATGGCGCTCGCCGCGGACCACGTGCAGGTGCCTTCGATGGCTCCGTCCACTGCGGACGAGACATTGAAGTCCACCAATATGGTGCCGAACCAGTACTGGGTGGGCGTGGTGACGAAGTCCGGGTACCAGTACATCTTGCGGGCGATGCCGTCGACCGCGGCCGTGTAGGTCTGGACCGTGGCGTCGTCGTACCAAAACGAGAAAGATCCGGACGCGTCGGGGATGCCCGATACGTAGATCTTGTTCGGATCCCCGAAGGCGGTCACATCCACCCGGTCGGTGGCGGCGGTGAACTCGGTTCCCTTCACGAACGCGACCGGCTCCGCAGTGCCACCCGAAGCCAAGTTGAGGAAAAATCGGCCGTTGCGGCCATGTCGACGCGCCACGATGTTGTCCCTTCAGACGTTAGCTGGTTGCCGGTCGAGCAGCCGCAACAGCTGCGCTGCATGGTTCGTGAACGTCCGCTCGGCGACCGCGGCCCGCGCCTGACTCGCCAGGTCTTGGCGTAGTTCGTCGCGCGCCAGGTACCAGCGCAACTTCTCCGAGGCGTCGCCCGGGCCGTCGAAGGTGGGCAGCATGGCGAACAGCTGGTCGCCTTCCGGGCGCGGGTCACGCAGGAAGAAGCATCCCGCTGACGCGAGCTCGATCTCGCGTGGCCCACACGACCAACCGTTGACGAGCCCGTCGGACTGCGCCTCACGCCGATACAGGTTGATGCCGGCCCTGGCCGCCCGGTACAGCGGGACGGCGTCCTCGTTCTCGAAGCAGTCGTCCGTGTCGTGGACCACGTACCCGCGTAGCGGTGACTCTTCGGGAAGGCGGAGCCAGTTCCCGGCCAGCGCCACGTCCAGCCCGTCGAGGTCCATCGCTTCGAAGAACTCGACCCGCGAGGGGTAGCCGGTGCCGACGAACACCAGATCGGATGGCTTGGCGTCCGACGGGCCGGGGCAGTGCAGGTGCTCACGGTAGGCGTGTGGCGAGTAGACCGTGGGCGCGATCGCTTCGAACGCCTCGATGTTCGTCGGGTCGTTCAGCAGGTTCAGGTCGGCGTGCGGAGCGAGCTTCAGCTGTCGTTGATCTTCGTAGGGTGCTTCCGTGTGGAGGATGACCACCTTGTGTCCGCGTGCGCGGATCAGGTCCAGCATCTCGGTCGGCACGAAGAACGCCGACACGATGAACACCACGTCGGGCCAGTACTGGTAGCAGGACGACAGCAGCCCGTTGACCGCAAGCTGCATCGCCTGGTCGGAGTCGAGCGCCTTGCGGATGTCGGCCTGGCCGTCGGGCAGCTTCTCGCCGGTGTCGATGACGACGGCGTCGTAAAAAAGAAGCCTGTCCCCTAGGTTATATTGAGCTACTAATTGCCCGTTTTCCCGGAGCCCTTCCACCCAGCCCGTGTAACAGTCCTGGACGCTGAAAAACGGGCCCGGGTGGACGACAAGGAACCTCACGACCAGTAGCCCATGATCCGGACGGTGAACGTCTGCACCGTGGCCGCGCCGTTGGCGGTTTGCAGTTGGCGCAGGTCGGCGGCCACCACATCAGCGGTGGCCGACGGGGTGAACACCGAGGCGAGGTTCCAGCCCGCCACAGCGGAGACGATCGCGTCGTAGGCGGTGGCTGTCTTGCGGCGGCGGGTACGCATGTCGGTGGATCCGCCGATCGCCCAGATCGCGCAGTACACCTCGGCCACCTCGTCGCGTTCGTCGCCGAAGTCTGCCGGTTGTGAGGTCAGCGCGGCGGCGGTGCCGTCATCGTCATCGGTTCCCACGCTGCCGACCCAGACTTCGACCTCGCGGGACCGGTCGGTCAGGGCGGGGCCGTCGAACACCTTCAAGCCGGTGATGGCGTTGAGGGTGACGTCGGCGGCGAGCAGGTCGTAGACGGCGTCAACGGCGTCGGCGAGCACGGTTTGGGAGGTCATGCCACGCCGGCGTGGATGTGACCGCGCATCAGCTCGAGCGCGCGGTGCGGTACGAGGAACCCGAACCCGGGAATCATGGCCAGGGAGTCGAGGTCAGGTGACGGTCGCCCGCCGGTGCCGTTGCGCACCGACCACTCGTGCTGACAGATCACCAAGCCGGCCTGTTTCAGGTTGGCCGGCCACGGGTTGTGCCCGGCCCGGTACACCAGGGTGTATTCGTAGCTGTAGCTGTAGCGCAGATAGATGGCGCCGAGGTCGGTGTCGGCCCGGTACGCGTCGGAGGTCAACGCGGTCCCCTGGTACGGGGTGATGGAGGTGACGGACACCAGCGGGGTGCGGCGGGGGACGATGCAGTCGCCGTAGTGGGTTTCGGTGAAGGTGGTGGGGGTGACCGGGCCGACGACGGGTTCCATCAGGTCGGTGACGGCGACGAGGACGTCCTTGAGTTTGGCGTCCTCCGTGTCGGTGTCGGTC